GTTGTTATCGTTGTCCGACTCCAAGATCATAATCTTTGTATCGACAAAGTAAAAGCCCAACTTGGCAATTTTTCGAGAATTATTTCCGCCCCGTAAATTCGTTGGCGAAACTCACTTTTTCGGCCGCCCTGGTCGCGAATTAACCGCCGCCGCTGCTTTTGCCGCTTCCGATCTGGTGATCAGGATTGCTTGCCCGCAACGCTCGCCAGCGATGCCAGCGACGCGGAGACCACGCCATAGCGTCTTTGCGTGGAGCCCGAGGCGGCGGGCGTGGGCGGAAATTGATGCTTTGGTGCTCATCTCACCGCCTCGATTTTTCCCTGTCGTACCAACGATTCGTAGAGTGCGATATGCCAATGTGCCAACCGATCGCGGCTGATCTTGCCGTTGTACGCTACAACCGGATAATCCTGAAGCTCACTAAAGCAAGCGACGAACCGCCCGTACTTGTCTCGCTCGTCTCCGGCCTTCGTCTTGTAACTGCTGTAGCTATAAACCTTGCCGACTTCGAGCTTCGCGGCCAGCCATTCCCGCTGATACTTCGCGAGCGCTCTTAGCCGCGGGTCGGGGTCGTTCGTTTCGGCCGCGTCAATTCCGCGAAGCCGAAGCGGCTCACCGACTTGCCAAAGCCCGTAGCCTAAATCGATGTCAACGACGATCGTGTCGCCATCGACGATTCGAACGATGCGACAAGTGTATTCGCGAATTTCAAGCATGTTGTCCCTGTGTTGAAAAGCCGCCGCCGAATCACACGGAAGATCCCGATTTTTGCCGACGACGAATCGCCGGTATAGGATTCGGCTAGCGGCCTATCAACCATAGCACAATCGCCCGGCATGTCAATTGTCCGGCCACCTAACGCCAAGCCGATCGAGAACGTCGGCAAGCTCTGTCGATGTCTGATCGATCCACGCTTCGGCCGCAAAATGGATTTCGGATAGAGCGTGTTGGCATTCGTGAATGAGCGTGTCGACGATGTCTTTGGGCGATTGGTCGTATCGCACCAAGATCAGCCGCTTGTCCCAATAGCACGCCCCACAATGCTTTGGCAGCCTCCTTCGCGTCACAAATTCAATCCGCCACTCACGGCCGCCGAGGGTGCAATCAATCGGCAGCGGCTTGCGTCGCTTTACCATATTTTGCCCTCGTGGATGCGGATGTTTTGTTCTTTCCAATGGCCTCTGCTGTCGAGGTCTAAAATCGCGAAGCCCTGGCTCCACTGATTAACAAGTGCGTAAGCCGGTGCCATGTCGCAAAGGCAGCCCGTCGAAAAACAAACCCACGTTTTCCGCTTGTCGCCCGATGTTTCGATGTGGGTCGAAGCTTGATGAAAGTGTCCCGCCATGGATGTCTGCCGCGTCCGCAACCACAGCCCACGGGCCGGATTGACCGCCGCGACAAGTCCCTTCGGCAGCTCGTGCCCGTGGTAGCAGTTGAGCGTGCCGAGCGTGTAGAGTTGCTTCGACGCGATCATCTGCCAAGATGAATCCAATCCCAACTGATCGGCAAGCACTTTGCACAAGTCCCATTTCGACATGCCGATCATCTGCGGCGCGTTTTCGAATAGGTAGCTTTCGATCCGATCTTCGTGGTTGCCAATTTTGTAATAACAATCGCCTTTGAAAAACGGGCGAATGTCTTTCAACCAACCCGCCAGCGTCTTGATCTCTTCGTCGATGCTTCGAGCGTTTGGATCGCGCACAAAACGGCTCTGCTGGTAGGCGTCCAGCATGTCGCCATTTAGGACTAGGTGGTCGCATTGCTCCTCGATGCCGTGCCGGACTGCTTCGTCAATCGCCGCCGGGCAATGATAAGGAAAATGGGCGTCGCTCAAAATCAGATAACGCCCCGGCTTTCGGATCGCAATTGTAGGTCGCGTCTTTCGCTTGGCTTTTGGGGCCCGAGGTATGACAGTGTTTTCGTCGGCTCGTTTTTTGTTCGCGTACGTTTCGCCGCGATGGTAGCGGATTAAATCGCGGGTCGACTCAAATGCCGTGAAGAGTGCAGGGTATCGCGCGACAAGAAACTTCGCGATCTCCCGCGTCGGTCGGTCAGGTGCCTCTGCTAGAGCGGCCCTGACTATATCGGCCTTTCGCATTCATGCCTCCGGTGTTGTAGATAAGACCGGCCTACATGCCGGTGTAATCATTATAGCCGGACGGATAAGCGGACCGCCACCCAATAAAAAACCCGGCAGGTTTACAACGCCTGCCGGGCTTCGGGATCCCATTGCAAAGGGAAAATCATGCTACCAGATTCGCCGCGGGAAATCAAGCGTCTGGGGTGTCCAGCCCTGCCGCGGCGATCTCGGCCGGCGTGGCACGGCGACATTGCGTCCAAGTCGTAATGGTTTTGCCATCGTTGGACAAAATGTAATAGCACTTTCTTGTTGCTTGCGGTGTAACAGCCGCAAGTTTTCGCGGCCCTGACCATTCGTGGTCTTCGCAATCTCGCACCATCACCCACGGCCTCTGCCGTGCATCCTCGTCCGTGAGCGGAGGCTCGACGTATGGCAGGCCGTCCGTGGTGTTGTGGGTAATCATTGCCAAAAGTTTTTCTGTTAATTCTGCGCGACCAGAAACATAAACATCCAATCTATATAGGGCATAATGGGCTCGCCGAGCTTGCTTCCTTTGGTCATCTGTCAATCGTCTCTGCATGCTGTCCTCGGGGGTTGTGCCGGAGCCTATCCCGGCGGGGGCGGGGGGGGCGATTAGGCTAGTTGATCATCGCCATTACTTTGCCAACATTTCCAGCCGCAACAGGTTGCTCTCTGCCGTCGTCGGCAACTGCGAAAACCGATGCCGTCGCATTGCTTGCAATCCTGGCAATCAGCGTGCAATTCATTCCGTTTGGCGACTTGCCTTTAGCAAGCGTCACAACTCCGCCGACGGTTGCTATTTGGTCTTGTTGATCCTTAGCCAGCTTTCCGATTGCTACGGCGACTTCTGGCTGCTGCGTGTGGATGATTGCGATTGCTGCGTCTGTCGTCATTTCTGCGTTCCGTTGTTTGTGTTGCTGTCTGACTCCCAAACTATAATCGACGCCTTGGCCCGTTGTCGATACAAGAAATGCCCCATCGGGCAATTATTTTGGAAGTTTTTTAGATCGCTTGTCTACCAATTTGCGGTCGCTCGCGAAATGGCTAGCCGTCGTCGCGGTCGCTGCAAGTTTCGCAGAATCGGCCGGTGAACGTCGATTGTGGTAACTGGCGAATCATGCATTCGCCGCCGATGCCGCAAGCATAGACCCGCCTGTTACCGTCACACCCGCAATCGGACATGCGGACCACTTCGCCGCGATTTGTGCATGGGTACTTCGCGGCGGCTCGCTTGTCGCCAACAGGAACGGCTTTTTCGTCTTTCGGTCGCGGGTTCTTTAGCGTCCGCTTGCCTAGTTGCGTTCCGTCTTCGCGGATCCGATTAGTGCAGCAGCAATGGATCGGCCAAACTGATACGGGCGGATATTCGCGGCCGCATTCGTTGCACGTGATCATGCCAAAAGCTCTACGCTGATTGTTCCGGCCTCAATGTATGAAGCTCCCTCAAATTCGTAATCACCGCAAGCGAACGGATCGCCACTTTCGACACCCGCAATCTTTACGGGTGCAAGCCAAATTTTTCCGTTGCTGCAATACTGCGAAGATGTTGCCGGTCCGTTAGGTAAATTGTTTGTCGGTATCGGGCTGAATGAACCATTCTGCGTTGGGTCGAAATCGTTTTCGCACGCTACCGCTTGGCAGCCAGCCATCAAGCCGCCAAAGCCATTGGAAGATGCTAGGCTCGCCAAAAAATAACTTGCCTGGAGTTTGCCTACACCGATTAGCACCGTCATTATTTCGCTGCCAGTTGTGGTGCTTGCGTTGGGGTTGCTGCAATCGGTGAGGTAAGTTTCTTCGGTCTCCCAATCGTTGTAGATTTCAAATTCCTGATTCACTGGCGACTGTGTCGGGTTTTCGGGATCGTCGTAAATGCAATTTTCTTCGGTGTGATCAATGTCGAAAAAATAGCTTCCGTTTAGATCGTCCGCACCGGTTACAGACCCTCTAACTCTGCCGATGACTCCAGGTATTCCCACGTCAACTTCAATCAGCCAATTGTAAGTAGCCTGGAGTCCGCTTATCACAACTTTGATTCGCGTGAACTTTGGATAGAGCGTGCCGTTGTCGCATTCGCATTGACAACACGGGCAGCCAGGCTTGTTCTTCGCATTGATCGGCATTACGAGCAATCCTCAAAGTCTATGACCCACTTGCCGGTCGCGTATTCCTTTTTGGCTAGGCCGTACTTGCTTCCGCCTACTGAACTGATCGAAATGTTAAAGACGTCGATATTGTTGCCAGTGTCGGTTAGCGTCGTGCCAACAATTGAAAACACATCGCACGATGCGGATGATACGGTCGTTCCTGATCGTGCTGCAATGCCTCCGGCTGGCGTCTTGATGATGACTCCGTGTTCGCCACCGCCGCCACCGCCGCCGCCGATCACGCCCCGCACAACGTCAGCCGCTATGTCATCATCGCCGACAATCGTAAATAGCTCTCCGCCTAGTTCGATATACCACTGGTTGACAACCGGCCTTGCCTTGTCGCCGCTGGTCATCGCGGTCCCGTTGGTCAGCATCCGGCACAATGGCCCGTCGTGGGCGATGCCGTATCTTTGATCGCCGGTTGCCGCGATTTCCGCAAACCCGTTGAAGATGAACGGCCCCGCATCGCCTGTCGTGTCCGCTGGTTGGTCGATCGTGATGTAGTTTTGCCCGCCCACCTCGACCGTTCCCGTAGCCTGCAAGCACGCAAACGGCGGCACAGCGACGCCTGAGTCGTTACGTACGTAGATGGGAGTCGTCTGCTCAATGTTCCGCACGCCCTTTAACGGCGTCGAAATAATGAATCCCGACGAACGAAGATAGCGAACAACCTCAACGATTGTCCGCATCATCTCCGGGCTCGTTACGCCGATCCTTTGTGCCACGTATTACGCCCTCGCTACGGTCGCAACAGTCACGACAAAATCAAGCACGCTCGCCGTTGTCGCTGTCCCGATGGTCGTTACGAACTCGGTTGATGCGGCATCGGTAATTGGCCGAATCCCTCCGGCTGTCGTAGATATGGCGTACTGCATACCGACGCTAAGCGTAGCACCAATAATAATCGGAGACTGTCCCGGCGATGATCCCGGCAGCATGACAATGCCGAATCCGTCCGACGCTCCTGGCGTCAAGACAATGCCATCACAAACGGCCCTGGTTGCCGTGTTGTTCGCATCGCACTTGTACCACTTGCCGTCAGTCGCTCGATAAACCGGCTGCCCTTGCGTTACGCTCTCGCCGTATTGAACGGGGCGCGTCGGAACGGTTAAAGATCCGATAGCGACGTTCGCCGCTGTGATTGATAGATCGGCCATTAGTTCGTTAGCCCCAAAGCGGAATAAGGTAGTTCCAGTGTAGTTTCAAATTCCAACCAATGAGCGTTTTCGGCGTCCGTCTCTTGCGTGCCATCTTCTTTCAGCAACACCGGACGCGACGCTATCGACTTAGTTGTCTCATCCCACGCCGGACGAATTGGTCCGCCCGCAGTATCGCGGACTAGGTAGCCTTCGTGCCTCACCCGCTTATACCAAGCCTTGTCCGGAGTCGTGTTGTACGGCTCGCGAAATTGAATCGTTGCCGACACTTTCCAAAATCCCGCTTGTCCGTTTGTGAATACGTTCCGTGCGGAGTATTCCATGAGGCGGGCCGAACCGGCGGGCCACCCTAAAAACTCATCGGAACTACGCGACTTCAAGTAAGCGGAGATTGCGGGAATGTTGATCGTTTCGAAATTCCGTTCGATCGTCGCGACCATGTCGGGGATGCGTTCGGTCAGCCCGTCGATCGGCTCATTATTCGCGGTAACGATCGGCTTGCCGTGGATATCCTGATCGATTGCTTCATCGGTAATCGCCCCGGACCACGTGATTATCACCTCGTTATCGACTGGTGAACTGCTTTCGTCGCCCGGTCCAATTTCGCCAGAATACTCCGCGGTTATAAGTGCCAGCGTCGGTGCGATTCTCAATATGGGCAGCTTGCGGCAAAAAACATAACTGGTTCCAGGGTAAGGCGAATTTACAAGCGGAAGCCCAGCGGCACGATAGGCTACTTCGACCGGATCGGCAGCGTCGATCGTGACGGTAAATCCTCGAGTTTTTCCGATGATACGGGTTCGGCCGTCGGCACTTTCTGCCGTTACCGTTTCTTTGCTCCACATTTCAATCGCTGGACCGGCTGCCATTATGCAATAAACTCCAGTACCGGCCCGGATGTCGATCCGGCCTGCGGTTGCAATTGTGTCAAGATCTGAGCAAGTAGCCCGTTTGACTTCTCGCTCTCTTTAGCAATCTTGTCGATGCCCTTGCTTTCCGGCCCCCTGGTCAACAACCTCGATTCCGTTGCGCTCGTGCCGGCCTCGAACGATGAAATCTTCGCCGCCTTGTCTTCGGCTTCCTTTATCGACTGCTCAGCCTCTTGTGCGGCTTTCTTCGCGATTTCGTCTTCGGTTTGTGCTCGCTCCTTCGCTAACTGGTTGCTTTCTTCCTGTAGGTCAAGTTGCTTTTGAAGTGCGGCGATCCGCTCACGCTCGGCATCGGTTGCCGCCGTCGCCAATTGTTCTTCTCGCTCAACCGCCTCGGCCCCTCTTGTTGCAATCGCCAACTTTTTCTCAAGTGCCTCAACGGTCTTCTCTGCCTCGCTTGTTTTCGCTTGGTCGGTCTTAAGCGACTCTTGATCGCTAGCCACCTCGGCCGCTTTTATCGCTGCGATTTTTTGAGCGTTTGCGGCCGCTTCTTTGGCCGCCCGATTTCGTGCCTCTTGAACCTTTAGGAGAAGCTGTGCGGCGGTCCCTTCGTCGCCAACCGCGTTAGCCGCCGTTTTCATCGCTCCAGTAAAATCGAGCGTTACGACCTTGTACATCGCGTTGTAAAAATCGACACCGAAACCAACCAAAGCCGCCGCCGAATCGACAATGGTCGGTAGCCACTGGTTGGCAATCTCAAGCACTGGCGGAAGCCATCCGGCTATCGTTGTTGCAATCGTCTCAACAAGCGGAGCGACTGCGGACGCTACTGTATTTGCCATTCCCTCAAAGCCTAGCGAAACCCGGCCAACAGCGTCATTCATTGCTGCTATCCCCGCCGCGCCTTCCTCGCTGACCACCGCTCCGAGGTCGGCGGCTGCCTGCATGGACGCTTCGAACTCGCCAGACTGAGCAAGCAGGGCCGGGGCCAAATCAGCGGCGGCCTTTCCGAAAATCTGTTGAGCGGTCGCCGCTCGTTCTGAAACGTTTTCGATTTTGCTTAACGCGACTCGCACCGCCTCGAACTGCTGAACAGGTCCCGCCGTCGATAGCTTGGCCGCATCAAGTCCTAGCTTTTGAAAAACTTCACCCGCCTTAGCGTTGCCGCCCGTTGCGATTTCGCCGACCGCCTTTTGCAATTTCTGTAGCGACTGGATCGACTTTTCGGCACTAACGTTGCCAGCCTCACCCATTGCGAATTGGAACGCTTGTAGATCGCCAACCGTGGCTCCTAATCCGGCCGCTGTGTCTGTCAGTGCGTCGATTCGGTTAGCTGCCTCGGATACCGCTCCGATCGATTTGCCAACGGCTAGAAAGCCAGCCGCCGCACCCGCAAGGCTAACGGTCAGCGGGTTGATAAACTTGGTGATCGTCGCGCCGACGCTGCCGACTTGCCCGGCTACCGAATTGATAACCGCTGAGGCTTTGTCCTGTGCTCCAACTACGATGTCGATATCACCGGCCACGGCTTGCCCTCTCTATGCGTTCCGCGTCGATGCGGTTCTGCTCGCCTTGAAACATGGTCAGCAAGTCTAAGAACCACGCCGACTGATCAAGCAATCCGCCAGCCGACGGCAAGTGTCGATCTGCCAGAGACGCTAGGTTGATTGCTTTAATAATTTCGCCGCCCACGTACTTATGACCGCAAGTAGTTAGCCTAAAGTTGCCGCCTTCGCATTCCTTGCACCCAACGCCACCACAGCACGGGCACTCAACTTCGACATACTCCGTTTCGCTTATTTGCTCAAAACAATTTCCGGATCGGCAACTTCGGCAGAGCAATCCGTTTCGGATCGCGACGGCAACACGTACTTTTTTCTCTGCTCTGCCGTCAGCGACGCCCCCTCTGTTGCTGCGTTGATCAGTTCCCAGGATTCCAGCGACGTTAAGTTTTTTGTAAGCGAATCGACCGACCAGCCCGCTATATGGCAGCCGCTAACGGAAATTGACAAGGCTCGCGACAAAAGCTCTGCTCGCTTCGCTGGCTGCCCGGTTGCCGCGATGTACTCTGCTCGGATTGACGCGATTTCACCGTCATCAAATGCACTAAGCACTTGAATCGAAAACTGCGGATCTGGCCCGTCGCCGCGATCCGCTTCGAGAATGTACGGGAATGTCCCGCCTGCTTTTAATCTGCTTGGCATTACGTTGACGCTGTAAAGGTTATTGATAGTTCTTGGTCGTGAGTTCCGCCGTTTTTGTTGCATTGAAACTCAATGTCGTCTGTCACCATGCCGTTTCGGTCGGCCTCTTGGTTGTTGATGATTTGGGCTTTTGGTGCATCGAAGCTTAGAACCGAATTGCTTGGCCCGTCGACGTCTAGTTCCAAGGCCTGCTCGGTGCTTGCAAGCCATGCTGACCAACGGTTCTGTGCGGCAATCGTCGCCGCCTCCGGATTGATGCTGATCGTCGGCACTCGGTTGGTGATGAATGCAGAAATGTAGCCCGCGACCGTAGTCGGGCATTCCCGCATGATTACCTCGTTGCCGCTGTTGATCGTCGCCGACTCGATGCACAAATTGACGTCGTTCCATTCGGCCAGCCCGCCCGCAAATCGAAGCGGCAAAGCCGTCGGGTAGGTCGGTGTGATTAGCGTTTCGTTCGTTGGTTCCTGCCAAACTCCGGTGAATGTCCAGTCGATAAAACTGGGCCTTCCAGTCGGCAAGTTGACAACGAAAGATCCCATCGCACCAGCGATCGACTTGAACACCGTACCGCTTGATCCGTCGTGCTGGTAGAGGCCAATCGTCAACGTTTTGACGTTAGACCCTGGAGCCTCCGTTCGTGGCGTGTATACCTGGCCCGTCTTTACCCAGCCGCAAGCCGGGAAGAATGTATCAGCCCATGAAGGCTCCGTCGCCGTGCCGTCCCACTCTAGGTAAGTGCGAAAGGTCGCAACTCCGATACGCCCTCCGGCTACCGATGGCAACATGCCGAAGCCGCCTTGACCCTGCCGTTGCTCCATCTCGACCGTGCATTGGATCATCGGTTCGTAAATGTTGAAGGCCGCATCCGCAGCGGCAAGCGTCTCGGCAGTTCCGATTGTCGATTCGATTTTCGCAGCCAGAACGCGACGGCGTTTGATCATTGGCATTTATATTGCTCCGCTTTGCTTGAGTTTTAGGAACCGGATACGCCGCTCGATTTGCTTTACCAACTCGGCTTTAGTTTCTTTAGTTATCGGCTTTTTCAATTTGTTTTTAATCGTCACGCCCCAGGGGCTCGGCCCAAAAAGCTGAACAATCGGGGTCCGTGCTTTACCGACTCGCTTAAAGACCCGTCCTTTCCATTTCGCATTTACGGCCCCTGGCCTCGGTCCCTGGAAAGCACTTTGAACAAAACCGCGTCCGCCGCTTTTTTTAATTCTGTAACTTACGCCGGCCGCACCCTGCCGCCCTTTAAAGTCGCGAAGCGATATTCTGCCGGTCTTTTTTTGTTTTACTACTGCCGTTGGCGATTTGCCTTGGCTTGCCGACGCTTTCTTACTGATCCCAATTGTTGCCTTGATATTTTTTTGTGCGGTCGCAATCTCGCTGCCGACCGACTTTGCCCATGTCGATACTGTTTTTTTTGTCGTCGCGTTGACCGCAATTGCGATTTGCTGGCGGACCTTTTTTCCGTTGCCTTCGAGTAATTTGGAAAGCTGCTTTTCTTTCTTTGCGGTAATCGACAGGGCGATCATTTTTACGCCCTCCCGACATATGGGTCGTCTTCGTCCGTTCGAAATCTGATAAGCATCTCGACCGATATGCCGGACGCTGATCCGTCGTCGCTGGTGTAGTCCCTCACGTCGCCGATTACGGTGTCATAGGCCAGCCCGCCCCAAGTGTGCCACTGGTTCGCGTTGGTCGCTGCTTTGACAATCTCTGCCCAAAATCGATTCTTGTATCGATCAACCGGCGTCGTGTCGTCGTCGCTCGGCTTGACGATCCCGGCCACGATTGCCAATAGGTCCCAAGCTTGTGCCGGTGGGTTGCCCGGACAACTCATTTCCTCGTTTCGTGTTATGTCGCCTTGGTAGATCGCGATCGTTAAGTCCTTCGGTTGCCATGATGCAATCTTCGGCGAGCGATACGCCGACGTGTAGGCCGCTAGCCGCGTCCTAACGTTGGTCATGATCTGTTCGACTATTGGTTCGCTCATTACACCACCGAAAAGGCCGTTACGCCGCTATCCTGTGCAGTCATCTGCATGATGCTAACCCGCTTCGGTATCGTGTCACCGATTCTGATTAGCATCTCGATTTCGTCTTTGCCGCTGTCCATTTCCTTTGACGAAATACCCGATCGGCAAGAGTTGTAAACCCGAATGTTCGCCAGCGGAAAAATGCTATTTCCGGAGACGTCCAAAACGGCGGGAGGGTCGCGGTCGATGATGGCGGTAATCGGCCTCGCCCCCCCGCTGCGTGGCAAGTAGGTAATCGACTCCCCGAACTGCTCAAGCAGAGCGGGGAACCCCACAGAGGCAAAGTGAGAATCGAAAACCGTTGCCATTTCAAACCTTAGATCGTGGTCACGTTGCTAAGCAGGTGACCCGCTTCAACGTGCAGCACGACTTCGGCGACTTGGTGCCGAACTCGGATCACGTTGCCGCGGACGCCTTCTTCGCGGTAGCTCTCGACCGTTCCGCCGATGGAAGATCCATCCGCGGACCAATGGAAAGTCCGACCGATGCAAGGCTCCCGCATGTCGTTGCCGGTCGCGACCTTGCAAACCATTGCGTACTCGCTAGACCAGATTTGCTCCGGCGCTGCGGTCAGCCCTTCATCCGCTCCGTTCTTCGACGAACCGGCGACGATCACGAAATCTAGATCGAACACCCTCGCCAGCATTTCGGCGGTGATGTCGCTAGGCTTGCTCGCGTTGCCAGCCCCGGCACTTTCGATCCGCTCGATGATCTGATCGAGGTTTCGAAGGTTGCGGAAAACCTTGCGGTTGATGATCAACGCATTGGGCCACAAGCCCGAAGCGTCGTACACCTTATTAACCGCGGCCTCAACGTCATTGATCGGAACCGCGTTCGTGGTGTGGTTGGTGTCCCACTCGTTCGTGATCGCGGTCGTCAAGCTTGCACCGTTCCAGGTCGTCGCGTTGAAGATCGCACTTGCGACTCGCTGCTCGGCACTGCGAAGGACGGCAGAATAAGCCCTAGCGGTGCAGACTTGTTCGAGGTCGAAATAGTCTGCGTACATTTGGGCTTCGTTGTCGTCCACAACCTCCTCTGCCCCCTGTTCGCGCGTCGCGTAGACCGCGTCGTCGAATTGGAAGTTTCCGCGGTTGTAGTTGCTGCCGGGCGTCCGCAAGGTGTCCCGTTTTTGCAAAAGGTCTTCGAGTTTGACCTTACCAAAGTTGCCGGCGGCGCTCCGCACTTCCATAACCGGAAGCACTCGCGCCGCGACGTAGCCAGAACGGTCGGCCTCCAAATCGTACTCAAAGTAAGACGCGAGGTCAGGCCGAAGGGTTGCCAAGCTGGTGATGGGTGATGCCATGTTTCAATTCTCCTTTGTGTTGTGTGAAAAGCCGATCAGCTTACGGCGGTATCGCCGTGGTTGTACCGAAGCACTTCGATAACCGATCCGTCACCGCTTGCACTCTCCAGTGCCGTGCCGATGAGGAAGGACGTCGATGCCGCGGTATCCTGAACTTTGCCGTTGGCTTCGGTGTAAACCAGTGACCCAACGGTCAGGGCTTCAATCGAAACCATCTTGGCGGTTCCCGCTGCCGTTCGAAGCCGAACGGTGATTGGATCGCCAGCGGCATAAGCGGCCGTCTCTGCCGTGCCGATGTCGCGATCAGCCAGTCCGGCGACGGTGACGCGGCCGTCACTGTCGAGCTTCACCCGAAGATGCTGTGCGATTGCTTCGTCTGCGATGAACCCTCGCAGGTTTCCGTCAACATACTGACTCATGTTTCAGTTCCTTTTTTGGCTTGTGGTGTAATCAGCGGACGTTGGCTTCGGCGACTAGAGCTTCGGCGAGCCCAGGGTTTTCGCGCCGGGCAAGTGCCACCGCTTTTCGGCGATCGTTGCGACATTTGCCTAAGGCCGAAGCGACTGCCTCGTCCCATCGAGCACGAGCGGAAATGCCTTCGGTCGACTTAGCCTTGGCGATCGGCTTGACGCCCTTCGCCTTGGCTTGTGCCATCTCTTGCATTTCGTCCTCCTTCTCTTCTTCGACGACTTCGATTTCCATCGACTTCGCCTTGCCCATCTCTTCCTGCATCGCGGCGATTTGAGCCTTTAGCTCTGCGTTCTCCCGCATCATTTCCTCCACGGCCGCCGTTGCCACGCTGGCCATCGGCATTCGCTTTTTGAGGCAAGCCAAAACAAAATCTGGCTTGGCCTTTGGATATGCCGCTTCGATCTCTTCGAGGGTTGCGGCGACTGGTTGAGCGTCGGACATAGATTTCTCCTTAGTCTTGCTCGGTTCTTCGCCGCTTGGTTTGGCGCTACATAACGCCAAAACAACACCGTGCGGCATCGATTCCATACGGGCTAGCGGTCGACCCGAAATTGGTTTGTCAGTGATGCGATTGACGAAGCCAAGCGACAACGCCTTTTCGGCGTTTAAGTACGTGTCTCGCTTCATCATTTCGCCGATTGCCTCTTCGCTTAGCCCACTTTTCTTTGCATAGGCCGCGGTCATTTTTTGACGCATGTCGCGAAGCAATTCGGCTTCGTTCGCCAACTCTTCGTCGTCGCCTTCCGTGCCAAGGTAAGGCCGATGAATCATCAAATAGCCGTTTGGCGTGATCTCGATTTCATCGCCAGCCATCGCGATAAACGAAGCAATTGAAAACGCGGACGACTTAACCGAAACCTTTTTTGGTCCCTGATAAGCAGCGATCGCGTCATAGGCCGCGAAGCCTTCAATCACGCTCCCGCCTTCCGAATGGATCTCGATTTCGATCGGCTCGGTGCCGCTTTCCGGCAGTTGCGACGTAATATAGGACGCCGAAATCTCGTTCGGCTTAGTCCCGATCAGGCCGTCGATTTTTATAACCCTAGGCACCTTCGATCACCTCCGGCGTTTCGACCGTTCCGTCATTTGCGTCCGCGATCAGTGCGTCTACTGATGCCGGCGATAGTCCGATTCCGCCAAGAAAAACACGGGCCGCCGCTTCGCTTGTCGTGCCTGCGATCATTTCGTCTAGCACGTCCTTGATTGCCTTGCGGTTGCGGTTCCACTGCTGGCGAGTGATGCCAGCGAACTCGCCTGTCGGCGTAGCCGCTTCGGTGTCGCTCCCGGCCGCTGCCTCTTGCACCGCAATTGCGTTAGGATCTTGCATCGCCATCGTGGTTCCGGCTGGCATCGCAAGCGGGATAAGGTCTCGCCACGTCACCGGCGCCAGCGGGTTGGTCGCGTTGATCTTTGCCGCCGCTTTGTTGGCTCGCTCAATCGCGTAGACGTTGTCGTCAATAATTTCTTCGGCGATCGTTTCCCAGTCCTTGCCACGGGCCGCGTGCATCCTTCGCGGGCTCGTTAGAGCGTTGCGAAGTTGCGTTGCGTCGCCCTCTGCATCGGCTACTGGCTCGATATAAGACCACGTCGGCAAGTTCCATACGTGTCCGAAGATGTCAACGCC